CCAAAGCTATGACTGCGGATTCAAAGACAAAGAATACAACGACCCTACTGCAGCGACTACTTGGGGGTGCTTCAAGCCGCTAGACGGTCCTATGGCTGTTCTATTGATAGATTGCTGGCAAGAGAAGCTAACCTTCCCTGATCTCAAGCCTAAAGTCATTGAGGAGTATCAGAACAGCTATGGCGATGGTAAGAAGCAGAAGCGGCCTGATTTGATATTGGTTGAGGATAAAGCCGCAGGGATCTCGCTCATACAGGAATTGCAGCGTGCCCACTTGCCGGTAAGGGGATGGAACCCTGGGCGGGCAGACAAGATGCAGCGATTACAAATTGCGGCTACTGTTGTGGCTGCCGGTAGAGTGTGGTTACCTGAAAGTTCTGTTAAAATGGGTTATGTGAGAGACTGGGTAGAGCCTATGCTTTCCCAGCTATGTTCGTTCCCTGAGTCCAACCACGATGACTTTGTGGACTCGACTAGCATGGCATTACGGTTTCTGAAGGATACGGGATGGCTGGAGATTAACCCGCCGCCGAGAGAAGACGATGAGTGGTATGCAGATGACGCGGCGCCTAAACGAACCAACCCATACGCGGTGTAACTATGAATATCTCAGACGAACTAGAAAGAATACTCGGTGAAATGGACGAGGACGAGAAGCGTAAAGCTGAAGAGTCCAACACCGCTAAGCAGATGGCTCTGCTCGCTGAGGGTGGCACGCCTATAGGCGCGACTAAGAAAACGCCTACAGGCGCGAATGATCTTATTCATGAGCTAAGAGCGCAGATGTACGGAGCTGATCCCGCCAATACCAATATGCCTAGTCAGCAGGACTTCGCTACTCAATTAATGCAATACCTCTCGCATATCTATTTCCCCGGCTTGGTACAGCAAGGACAGGCTAACGTGCCGACAGCGGCTCAGGGCGATTATGCAGACGTTCCTAGCCATGCGAACGGGGGAAGCATCGGATATCACCAGCCTGGAAGCCTAGAGCAGAATATGCTGGAGTTAGGCGGCCACAGAGCGTTGCCTATCATTATGGCGCTGCATAAGGCTGCGGGTGGGAGTATTGACCTCCCAAAGTTTGACGTCGGTGGTGGCGTGATGATGGACAGTGATCCGTCTATTCCCAATCCATCGACTGCTCCATCATTGGCTGAACAGATACCAACAGGACTTACACAAGACGGCGTACCACAGTTGGCCCCCGTACACTCACCCACAGTCAAGCGCGATGAGGTTCCTTGGTATGATCCTCTGGTTGGGGCTGCTGATGTTGGCAAGACCTTGCTAGGCGGTGCTGTGGGCATGGTTCCTGCGGCAATCGAGACAGGCGCTAGAGTGCTAGGTGGCAGTCCTATGAAAGCCGAAGACATCTATGCCCAGGCATTAGGTCATTACACGCCTGACCTGATGACGCAAAGCGGTAAGAATATGGGCGAGGATCTGGCCGGCTTTATGGAGCGTAACAAGATCCCGTTGGCATTGCCTGAGCTATTGCCGTTTGAGGAAGCTTTAGTATCTGGGGCTAGTGAAGCTATCAGAAAGAGCAATCAAGCATTGAAGTCAATGACACCGCCACCTGGCACGTTGGCGATGAACGTTTATCATGGAACACCACACAAATTTGAGAAATTCGACGCAAGCAAGATTGGAACAGGTGAAGGAAATCAAGCACGCGGGTATGGATTATATTTAGCAGAATCTCCTAAGACAGCTGAATTCTATAAAGACACATTAACTCCATCTCAAGAATTTGTTAATAATGAGCCTATTAACTATGACAATCCAATGCACATATTGGCGGCAAGATTGCGAGATAATGGCGGTGACTTGGCTGAAACAAGAGAAGCTTTAGAAGGTTTAGCTACACCTCTTCAAGGGAAGTCAAAAATAACTGTTGATTTAGGAAAAGAAGCTTTAAAGTTTTTTGATAATGGCGAAAGACCGGTTTTGAAGACTGTGAAGTCTGATAGTAATTTCTATCATGTAGATCTACCTGATGAGCACATTGAAAACATGTTGGATTGGGATAAACCAATAAAAGAACAATCAGAACTTGTAAAAAATGTAGCAAATAGTTTATTGCCAAAAATAAAACAAACAAGTCCTTATTTCGACCTAAATAAGGTTACCGGTAAAGATTTATACAGATCTTATCAACAGTATCGCGGGAATCATCCAGAGTTTGCTAGCGAAGGATTAAAAGAGAATGGAATATTTGGCATAAAGTATTTAGATCAAGACTCTCGACATGCGGGGGAGGGAACGCGTAATTTTGTAGTGTTTCCCGGCAATGAAGATAAAGTAAAAATCCTGACGCGCAATGGCGTGCCAGTAAATCCTACAGAATTAACACCTGAGCAGCGTCAGGCTAACTTTGAAGCATTTAAAGCGGCTAGTGCAGACCCAAGGCAGTATTATCATGGTTCGGTACATAATCCTAATCCTGCTCTTGGTGAAACTGTAAAAGATATGAATGACCTGCTAACATCGGGCGGCATTACACAATTTAGAAATCATGCTAATTCTGGAATGACATTTGTGTCACCAGATCCAAAGTTTTCCGAAAGATTTGCTGGATTAGATGAATTTGGAAATCCTCAAAAGTCTCAACTATTTGGTATGCAACGTGGAGCTATGTATCCAGTTCACGTTCAAGTAAAAAATCCGTTTGATTATGAAAATCCAGAACAAGTAAGCAATTTAACTGATGAAATGAAGTCATTCAGTGGAATATTAAAAGATTCTGGTTTTTATAATGCAAAACCTGAAAAACAAAAAGAAGTTGCACAAAAATTACTATCAAGCGGAAATTGGAAATATATTGAAGACCCAGAAGTTTTAGCTGCGGCTAAAAGACTTGGGCATGATGGAATGTATATGGAAGAGCAAAGAGTTAAAAATCTCGGAGTGTTTGATCCTAAGAGAATTAAATCGTCTATTGCCAATCGTGGTACATACGACATTACAGAACCCCACATGAGTAAAGCACAAGGCGGCGCAGTATGAGCGATGACATCCAAGAAAACGAAGACGGCAGCGCAGACGTAACTCTGCCTGATGACGATCTAGACATTGAAGAGCAGCCTGACGGTTCTGCTATTGTCCACATGGACTATAAAGGTCCTGAAGAGGACGCTGACTTCTACGAGAACCTTGCTGAGACCATAGATTCGTGGGATCTAAGCAAGATGGCTCTGAAGTATATGGATTTCATCAGCAAGGATAAAGAGGCGCGTGAAGACCGTGATAAAAAATACGAAGAGGGATTACGTCGTACTGGTCTTGGTAACGATGCTCCAGGTGGCGCTCAGTTTGAAGGGGCCTCAAAGGTTGTACACCCAGTTATGGCGGAGGCCTGTGTGGATTTCGCTTCCCGTGCAATCAAGGAACTGTTTCCTCCGGACGGACCTGTCCGTACAAAGATTCTAGGCGAAGTCACTGAGGAAAAGCAAGAGGTAGCTGACAGAAAGCGTGACTTTGTTAATTGGCAGCTCACAGAGCAGATTGAAGAGTTCCGTGATGAGCAGGAGCAGTTGCTGACTCAGTTGCCTTTAGGTGGGTCGCAGTTCCTCAAGATCTGGTATGACGAGCACAAGCGCAGACCTTGTGTGGAGTTTGTGCCGATTGATAACATCATATTACCGTTTGCTGCTGCCAACTTCTATACCGCTCAGCGTGTAACTGAAGTTCAAGACATCACAGAATATGAGATGGAGTCTCGTATCCGCCGTGGGCTGTATCGAGATGTGAACGTCATCCGCGCCACGATGGAGCCGGAGATGTCTCACGCCGAGAAGGCGAACAACAAGATTGAAGGCAACAAGTACCAAGACAACAAAGACGGATTACGTCGTGTATACCATGTGTATACGTGGTTAGAGCTGGAAGAAGATACGCGCACAGACGGCGAGATGGCTCCTTACATTCTGATGATTGACGAGTTGGATTCAGAAGTATTGGGTTTGTACCGCAACTGGGAAGACGGTGACGAGACAATGACCAAACTAGATTGGATGGTCGAGTTTAAATTCATTCCTTGGAGAGGTGCATATGCTATTGGTTTACCTCATCTTATCGGAGGTCTTTCTGCCGCTCTTACTGGTGCCCTTCGCGCCCTTCTGGATACGGCGCACATAAACAACTCAGCAACGATGTTGAAGCTCAAGGGCGCTAAGATTAGTGGTCAGAGCCAAAGCATTGATGTCACGCAGGTTGTGGAGATTGAAGGTGCAGCGGGTGTGGACGATATCCGCAAGGTTGCAATGCCGCTGCCGTTCAACCCGCCCTCGCCTGTTCTGTTCCAGTTGCTAGGATGGCTGACAGACTCGGCTAAGGGCGTTGTGACCACGGCTGAAGAGAAGATTGCTGACGCGTCCTCTAATATGCCTGTGGGAACGACCCAAGCTCTGATCGAGCAGGGTGCAGCGGTATTCTCTGCTATTCACGCACGCCTACACGCCTCGCAAAAGAAAGTCCTGATGATCATCGGACGTATCAACCGATGGTATTTGGATGACCAGCAGCGCGGTGACATGGTTGCGGATTTAGAGATTGAGCGCTCTGACTTCAACCGTAACAGCGATATTGTTCCTGTATCTGATCCCCATATCTTCTCTGAGACGCAGCGTATTGCCCAGATGCAGTCTGTCATGCAGATGGCGGGTCAGTATCCGCAACTGTTTGATATGAAAGCGGTAGTCAGTCGGATGCTCAAGCAGTTGAAGGTGCCTGACGTCAATGAGCTTATGCCTGACTCTGCCAAGCCGCAGGAAATGGATGCCGCGGAAGAGAACGCAGCTATGGCGCTTGGTCATCACGCGTTTGCGTATCCCAATCAGGATCATCTGGCGCACATTCAGGCACATATGGACTTTGGATTGGATCCTGTGTTGGGTGGCAACATCTTGATGGGCCCGCAGTTCATTCCTGCTGCTCTTGAGCATATCAAGCAGCACTTGACGCTGTGGTATCGTGACCGCATGGGCGCACACTCAGGCAACAAGACATATACATTTGAAGACGGCGATCTTAAGAAGGATGTTAAGAAAATTGATCATCAGATTGCTGTTGCCGCTGAGATGGTTAAGGCCGAGAGTCAAGTGATGATGCCTGTCATTCAAGCTTGTCAGCAGATGATCCAGATGTTGCAGCAGTTCTCGCCTCCGCAGCAGCCGCCTCCTGATCCCGCTTCTCAGGCGATGTTGCAAGCTTCTATGGCTGAGACACAGCGTAGGACGCAACGCGATCAGTTGGATATGCAGATGAAGCAAGCAGAGTTGCAGGCGCAATTGCAGCGTGAGCAGCAGAAGAACCAGATAGAAGTGATGGAAGCCCAGAAGAATCGGGATATTGAGGTGGCTCTGAACGCGGAAGATAACCTGACGCAAGAGCGGATGAAGAGTGCTCAAGTCTTGGCTGATCAATTGAAGACACGCCAAGAGCAAGAGAAATCGGTGAGTCAAGCAGAAGCCTTAGCTCAGCGCGGACTAACTTAATCACGCCTATAGGCGTATTTTGGAGATTATCATGGACAAAGAAGTTAAAGAGATGCAATCAGAAGAAGTACGTTACAAAGCACGCATAGCAGCAGGTGCGTGGTTGGACGGGGAAGAGATGGGAGAGAAGGGAAGTGCGACCATGCCAGAAGCTAATTCTGATCATGGCAATTTTACTAGTGGTGTCGACAAGAAGAACGCGTGAGATACGTAGAAGACTTCATTGGTGCTGTAAAAGCGCGTAAGGTTGAGGTATCCGAGTCATTGGCGAAAGGTAACGCCGCTGATTACGCCGGATACCAAAGACTTTGTGGAGTCATACAAGGCTTGCAGGCTTCTTTAGATATTTTAGAGAACCTATTACGGGAAGAAGAAGATGAGTGATTTACCAGTGGCTGTAGACCCAGCCGAATTAGAAGCGGCCTTTCCGCTTGTGGAGCCTGGTGCAAAACCTCTTGGGGCGCGTATTTTAGTACAACTTCGTCAAGCAAAGGATCGGTATACCAAATCCGGTATCTTGTTAGTTGAAGAGACTAAAGCAACCGAAAAGTGGCAGAACATCGTCGGTAAGGTGATTGAGATTGGACCTCTGGCATTTAGAAAGCGGGACACAATGGAACCGTGGCCAGAAGGTGCGTGGTGTAGCGTAGGTGACTACATTCGCATTCCAAAATGGGGCGGCGACCGTTGGGAAGTACCTGTTCCCGGCAAGGACAAAGAGTTCGCTGAATTTGTAGTTATTAATGACCACGAAGTGATTGCACAGATAACTGGCAACCCACTACTCGTTAAAGCGTTCGTCTAGGAGGTCGTATGGAAGAGCAAGTCATGTTGATCCAAGAGGATCAAGATGGCGGTGCTACTGTCGAACTACCGAAGGATTTAATTCCTGAAGTAGAGGCAATGCCCGCTATTGAAGCAAAAGAAGAAGATGAAGAGGATGACGAAGCGGCGCAACGCGCTGAGATCGAGGCTAACGGTGCAGTAGATCCCGAAGCTGAGGCTATTCGTCAAGCCAAGCGTGAGAAGCGTAAGTCGCGCAAGGAATATCACAAGAAAGTTCAAGCCGAGAAAGACACGCGCTTGCAGTTATTGCAGCGTCAGAATCAGGAATTGCTAACCCGTTTGGCGGAAGTTGAGCGGAAGACACAAGGCCACGATATTGCACGCATAGACTCAGCAATGACGGAGCAGCAGGCAAGAATTACATTTGCTCAGCAAAAGATGAAGGAAGCCATCGAAACAGGTAATGGCGATCTGCATGCAAAGGCTACCGAGTTGTATTACGAGGCACGCCGTACAGCTGAGTCATTAGAGAATCTCAAGAAGCAAGCAACCACGCCTGTCTCACGTCCTCCTACAGCGCCGGACCCTTTGGTTCAGAAGTTGGCGGCTGACTGGCTGACGGACAATCCTTGGTACGATCCTAGCGGTCAAGACGAGGATTCAGAGATTGCAATGACCATTGACAAGAAGATGGTCAAGGAAGGTTGGAATCCTTCATCACCGGAATATTGGGATGAATTGGATAACAGATTGCAAAAGTATTTACCACACAGGTATAATGACCATATTGACGAAACTCCCAGAAGTAAGCCTAAAACTGTTGTAACGGGATCTGGCAGGGAATCGGTAACAAATAGTGGTGGTCGAGCGAATACGTTTACGTTATCGCCTGACAGAGTAAGAGCCATGAAAGATGCCGGTATGTGGGATGACCCTGAGAAGCGCGCCAAAATGATCAAACGGTACGCGCTTGAAGATCGCAACAGAAAATAAGGAGATTACAAATGGATGAACGTCTAAAGAAGAATTTATCTGCTGGTGGCCGCGAATCTCGCGGGAGTCTTGATTCAGTTCGAGAGGCACCGGAAGACCAGTCTGCACTGTCCGATGAACGTCGCAAGATGTGGAAAGATGAGTGGACACAAAGCGCACTGCCCAACGTCCCTGAATTAAAGGGATGGCACTTGATCTGGTTATCGACAACTAACAGTTACGACAGTATTGATAAGCGAATTCGCTTAGGTTACACGCCCGTGAAGACGGATGAGATACCTGGGTTTGAGAATTACAAAGTCAAATCTGGAGAATACGTTGGTTATATCCAGTGTAACGAGATGTTGCTGTTTAAGATTCCAATGGACATGTATCAGGAATTGATGACGCACTTTCACCATGACATGCCCCAAGAGGACGCGGAAAAGGTCCGAGTTCAAGTGGAGCAGCTTCAGGGTACACGGGATAGCTCAGGCCGTAGGCTTGGCTCGGTAGAAGGTGATGGTCTGGGTAATTTTGATACGCCGAAACCCGCACCCCTATTTTACGGGTAACGGCACCCAAAGGAGACAATTATGTCTGCAGTATCCGCACCCTTTGGCTTGCGCCCGGCCTTCCACCCAAGTGGCCTAGACCGTGCTCAAGCTCTCGCTGGAGGTATCGCCAGTGGCTATAGCTCCAACATCCTAAAAGGTCAGCCTGTTGAGTATTCAGCAGGTACTGGCAATATTATCCCCGTGACAGGCACCGAGGCTTTCTCAGGCGCGTTCGCTGGTGTTGAGTGGACAGATACAACCGGCCGTCGCCGCGTATCTAACTACTGGCCTGCTAACACTGCTTACCAAACCGGTTCTTGCGTAGCTTATTTCTACAACGATCCTAACATCGTTTATGAAATTCAGGCTGATGGTTCAGTCGCTCAAACTTCTGTCGGTAACGAAGCTAACTTCAGCAACCTGACCGCTGGTTCGACCACAACTGGTCTTTCACAGTGCACAATCTCTGCTACCCTCGTTGGTAGCACTGTGCAAGGTCAAGTACGTATTGTTGATATTGCTCCATATGTCGACAATAACTGGGGTGATGCTTATACCATCGTTCGTGTCACAGTCGCGAAAACACAGTTCCAAGCTGTGTCACCCGCAATTTAAGGAGGGCATGAATTATGGCAGCCCCAATGAGAAGTACGGACTTTCGGTCCATTGTTGAACCTATCCTGAACGAATGCTTTGACGGCGTTTATGACCAGCGTGCAGACGAGTGGTCACGCGTTTTCCGCGAAGAGCAGGGTATTCCCCGTAACTACCACGAAGAGCCAGTGTTGTACGGCTTCGGTGCAGCTCCCCAGTTGCCCGACGGTACACCTGTCACTTACCAACAAGGTGGTGTGTTATTCCTGAAGCGTTACGTTTACCAAGTATATGGCTTGGCATTTGCCTTGACCAAAGTGTTGGTAGAAGACGGCGACCATATCCGTATCGGTCAAGTTTATGCCCGTCACTTAGCTCAGTCTTTGATTGAAACCAAAGAATTGAACTGCGCTTCTGTTCTGAACTACGCATTTAACTCCGCTTATCCCGGAGGCGATGGCGTGCCCCTGATCTCTACTGCTCACCCTATCGTGAACGGTACATTCAGTAACCAGCTCGCTACTGCTGCTAACCTGTCACAGACTTCTTTGGAGCAGATGTTGATCCAGATTCGTCAGGCAGTGGATAACAACGGTAAGAAGATTCGTTTGGTTCCCCGTCAATTGGTCGTTGCTCCCGGTAACATCTTCCAGGCTGAAGTATTGCTGAAGTCTGTGTTGCGTACTGGTACAAGCAACAACGACGTGAACCCAATCAAGTCAATCGGTTTGTTGGATGAGGGCGCTGCTGTATTGTCCCGTTTGACCAGCTCGACAGCTTGGTGGGTACAGACCGATGCACCCGAGGGCATGAAGCTCTTGATGCGTCGCGCGTTGGAAAAGACCATGGAAGGTGACTTTGAGACCGACTCGATGCGCTACAAGGCAACAGAGCGGTATCAAGTTGGTTTTACCGACCCCCGTGCAATGTACGGTACACCTGGCGTCTAAGTAACAAACGGGGGAACGGCTTCATGGCCCTCCCCCGCTATCTAATTAATAGGTCAACTTTTCAAGGAGAAGACCATGCCACAGTTTTCAGATGATTTGTATTTAGGTCCTGCGTATACCAATATGGGTATGAACACAGGCAACCCTTCGCCTATGAGTTTAGGTGTAGGTCCTTTAGGTCGTGGTTATGTTTGGGATTCAGTTCCAGTTGCTAAGGGCGCTGCTAACGTAGCTGCTGCTAGCGTCTGGACCGCCGGTATTACTTTAACTGCTGGTACGGGTACAACATCCGTAGTGCGCGCTGACGGTACAACTGTAATTCAGTTTGATGTGCCTCGCGCAGCTAGCGTGACATTGGGTTCTGGTTCACCCACAACCCGTACAGTAACCATTACTGGTTATGACGTTTACGGTCAGGCAATGTCAGAAGCAATCACTACCGGCACAACACCTTCAACAACCGTCAACGGTAAGAAGGCATTTTATCAAATTGCTACAGCAACCATTTCTGGTAGCGCAGTAGTCACAATCTCTCTAGGTACATCTGATGTATTGGGTCTGCCTGTCCGTGTGACATCTGGTTCATACCTCGGTAGCGTTAACTATGCTGGTTCGTTTACAACAGACACAGGTACATTTGTTGTTGCCGATACTACTAGCCCCGCCACCACCACAACTGGTGATGTACGCGGCACATACGTTCCTTCCGCTGCTACTAACG